GCAGCGTCCTGTGGATGCCGATGGGCGGGGGCAAGACGGTCACGGTGCTGACGGCCCTGAGCGCGCTGGATACGGTCGAGGAGGTGTTCCCCGCACTGGTGTTGGCACCCAAGCGGGTGGTGAGCAGCACATGGCCACAGGAAGCCGCCAAATGGGCTCACACACAGGCGCTAAGGGTCGTGCCGGTGTTGGGCACCGCCAAGCAGCGAGAGGCCGCCCTGCGCCTTCCTGCTGACATCTACGCCACCAACTACGACAACGTGCCTTGGCTCGTCGCGCACTACGGCGAGGGCTGGCCGTTCAAGACGATCATCAGCGACGAACTGACTCGCCTGAAGTCCTACCGCACCCGGCAGGGCGGCTCCCGGGCGCGGGCGCTGGCCAAGGTGGCGCACACCAAGTCGCGCCGGTTCATCGGCCTGACGGGCACGCCGGCGCCGAACGGGCTCAAGGACCTGTGGGGCCAGGTCTGGTTCGTTGACCGCGGCGAGCGGCTGGGTCGCACGTTCTCGGCGTTCGAGGCGCGCTGGTTCACCAAGGGCTGGGACGGCTACAGCCTCCAGCCTCGCGAGTTCGCTCAAGCGGAGATCGAGGACCGGCTCAAGGACGTGTGCCTGACGGTCAAGGGGCTGGACGTCGACGAGCCGATCCGCAACGTGATCGAGGTCGAGTTGCCGAAGGACGCGCGCAAGACCTACGAGGAGATGGAGCGCGACATGTGGGCGCTCATCGAGGGGGAGGGCGTGGAGGCCGTGAACGCTGCGGTGCGCACCAGCAAGTGCCTCCAGTTGTCGAATGGCGCGGTCTACAAGGAGGACGGCTCGTGGGCCGTCGTGCATGACGAGAAGATCGACGCGCTCAAGAGCGTGGTGGAGGAGGCCAACGGGATGCCCGTGCTGGTCGCCTACAACTTCAAGAGCGATCTGGCGCGGATCCTCGCCGCGGTTCCCGGGGCCAAGCCGCTGGACGACAATCCCAAGACGATTGTGGACTGGAACGCTGGGCGCATCCCGGTGCTGGTCGCGCATCCGGCGTCGGCGGGCCACGGCCTGAACCTACAGGACGGCGGCAACATCCTCGCGTTCTTCGGCCTGAACTGGAACCTTGAGGAGCACGACCAGATTATCGAGCGGATCGGCCCGCAGCGCCAGAAGCAGTCGGGCTACGACCGGCCTGTCTTTATCCACTACATCCTCGCCCGAGGGACGGTGGACGCGATGGTGCTGGACCGACTCGTCAACAAGCGCAGCGTGCAGGACGTTCTGCTTGAGGCTATGAAGCGGAGGAGCGAGACATGAACGACAAGGTGGCTTTGGCGCCGATGGCCCTTCTCGGGCTCTGGTTCGCGCCGTGGATGTTCGTCGCCGGTGCGGCGCTATTCGCCGTGGGTGTCTGGCTACTCAGTCCACATCTGAATAGAATACGGTCTCGCCGATAGGCTTGCCCGCGCGCTTCGCCCACTCCGGCGTCGTGTAGCCTTTCTGCTGCATGAGCCGGGGCGCTAGGAAGTGCGTGGCACCGTCCGTCGGGTCAGGGTCCTTGCCCGCGTCGATGTCGGCCATCAACTGCTCGGCCTCGCGGAAACGCTCAGAGGCGAGCATCTCGTCGATCTTTTCGCGCGTCGTCTTGAAGCCGTCGAACTCGCCGCCCATCAGCATCTCAATCAAGGACTCGCCGTATCGGGACGGGTTGCGAGCGCGGTTGTTCAACACATGGCCGACCGCCCGCATCTCGTCGCGGTTCGGGCTGGCCTCCAGCACGATGGCCAGTGCCTTGAGTTGAGTGGGCGTAAGTGCCGACGACACCTGCACGACTTCGGGAGGCACCTGCGGCGAGATGCGCTCGCCCTCGACGGACATGGGAAGCGGGGCGGGTTGCCCGCCGACGTCCGGCTGGGCCGATACAGGAGCGTCAACGACGGCTTGCAGGTCGGGGTGCAACCTGCCGGCGTCCTCGGGTGACGGGACCGGCGGCTGGTAGATGGGCTCCCGGTACCGCTCAAGAAGCCGCTCCTTCTCTTCGGGCGGCAACGCCATGGTGCCGATCTGCGAGGCGACGTTGGTCTTGAACGGGATACGGTTGAGTTCCCCGACGGGACCAGCCAGCGGGCTGGCGCGGAACATCTCCGCACCCACGACCGCCGGGCGGAAGGCGCTGCCGACCGCACGGGCCGTCTCTCCGACGAGGCGCGGGCTAAGGGCCGCAAGGCCCAGTGCAGGTGCGAAACTCGTGCCTGCGACGGCGGCGCCGGCTGCGGTCGCCCCAGCGCCGACCAACCCGGCGCCCGTCACCAGACGGTTCGGGTTGAGCCACGGCTGCGCCTCCATGCCGTAGAGCATGGGTTTCAGTTCGCCACCGGACGCAGCGTTCAACTCATCGAGCAGCGCGGTGTTCCGCACGTCGTCCGCCCGACGCCCGAGGGTGCGCATCAGCCGCTTGTAGGCTGTCTCGGCGGTCTCTCCGGGCGCTCCGGTGATCTGCGACTCAAACTGCCGCAGGTCGGAGGCGGCGCGGGCGGCGCCGACCAGATCATCCGCCTCGGCGGGGCCGAACAGCGCCCGCAGGTTGGTCTGCGCCTTGACGTTGGTCGCCAGGTTCTTGAGCAGACGCGCCGAGGTCTCCGGGGTCTTGAGCGCATCGCGCAGAGCCTGACGCACACCGACCTTGGCGTTGTTCTGCTGCGAGGGCGTCCAGCGGCTCACAGCGTTGGCGAAGTCAATCTCGTCCTCGGAGAAGAAGTTGCGCCCCCGCATGACCGGCTCGATCTTTCGACCGAACGCTGCTTCGGCGCGCGCCTCGGCGGCACGAGCGCGCGTGCCTGTCTCCGCCTTGGTGGCGCGCACCTCGGCCCGGGTCTTGGCGCCCGTCTCGGTGGCCGTAGCGCGGGCCGCAGCGTAGGCGTCGCGCGCCTCGCGGGTGGCGGCGGCAGCGGCGTCCTTGGCCTTCGCCTCAGTCTCCTTGGCGGCGCGCAGCGCGCTCTCCGCCTCGGCGCGGGCCTGTATCTTGCCCTTCGTGACAGCGTTGCGGACCTGCTGCTCCGCCGCCTTGACGTCTTCGCGGGCCTTGGCCAGCGCCGCGTTGGCCTCAACCTTGCGGGCTTCCGCTGCTCGGCTGAGTTCCGCCCGGGTCTGGCGCGCGGACTGCTCGGCCTCCGTCAGGGTCCCCTTGGCGGTTTGCGCGGCGGCCTCTGCGGCCTTCGTCTCCGACACGGTATTCTCGATGGCGCCACGCGCCGCGGTCAGCGCCTCGCGCCCCTCGGCGGGGACCAGGATGTCGGCAATCTCCGGGTTCTCGCGCGCCCACTTGTCGAACGCTGTGCCGAAGGTGGGCTTGCCCACGTCCTTGCTGAACAGGCGGTCGAGGGCGTCCTGCTGGATAGACTGCCACTCAGGGCTGTCAGCGCCGAGCCGCTCCTTGACCGCGGACAGTTCGGCGGCGCGGTTCGGGCCGCGCACCGGCGCTCCGCTCTGGCTTCCGAACAGGGACACCGTGATGCCTTCCGGCGACTCGCCTTCAAGCACTTTCTCGAAGACGTTGTCCTGCCACCGCTCGCCCCACTGGCGCCGGGCGTCGCGGGCGGCTCGCCATATCGACGGGTCGCCGTCGCCCACGAAGGCGCCGGCGGTATCGGCGTCCGCCATCAACTCGTCCATCTTGCGGACGAGGGCTCGGGCCGCTGCGGCGTCGGTGTCGTTGGTGGTCTTGTTGGTGACATCGCCCAGCAGACGGCGGTAGGTCTCCAGCTTGCGCAGGGTCAGCTTGCCGTCGTCAGTGAGTTCCAGGCCGAGTTTGTTGATCTTGTCCGACGTCGACGGCGTCAGGGTGTCCCGGGTGGCCGCGCCACGGAACTGGCTTTCCGTCTCGCGCAGTTGCCGCATGAACTCGCTGGCCGCCGGGCCGGGCAGGTCCAGATCCCCGGAAGCGTCGGCCTGCTTGAACAGTCGGTCGTGGACCTGCTTCTCGGTGTCGCGCGCCTCCTTGAGCGCGGTGTAAGCCTCGCCGGCGCCCGCCCGGGTCTCAGGCAGCACACCTTCCGTCGCCGCCCTGATGCGGGTCGGCTGGCTCTCCGCCAGCGCGTCGGCCTCCGCCTTGGCTTGCTCAAACGCGGCGCGGCTGTCCTGCACCCGCTGACGCGCGGCGCGGATTTCTTCGGGCGTCCCGTTCTTCACCGCCCGCTGTTCGGCAACGGCGCTGTCAAGTTCCGCTTTACGCAGGTCGGCGGTCTCGCGCGCGGCGTTGACTGGGTCGAGTAGGGGCGACTCGCCCAGCCTCACGAGTTGCTCGGCTTCCAGTGCGTCCTGAAGCGCGGCCTGCCGCTGCTCCGCCAGTTCGCGGGCGGCGCGGACGTCGTCGGCCACGTTGACTTGGCCTTCCGCCTCCTTGGCCCCGAGATACGTCTCACGAAGACGGGCGGCTTCCTCCAGCGCGGCCCGGCGCTGGGCGTCAGCGGCCTCTTCGGCTCCTTGCACGATGTTGGACTGACCGGCGGCGATGCGCGCTCTGCGGCTCTCAAGCGCCTGCTCGGCGGCGGTCTTGACACCTTCCACGGTCCCGGGTGGCAGGGCGGCGTTCTCGGTCACACCACGCAGGGCGCCGAGGGTGTCCTGCTGCTCAACGCCCAGAAGTTCCGGGGCGCTGGGGTAAACTTGGCCAAGCGCGCCTTCCGCCTTCGCCACAACTTCGGCGGGTGTCGTCTCCCCCCGCATGGCGTCGCGCACGAGGTTGCCGCGACCAGCAGCGGACTCCGAGATGATGCCGCGCACAGTGTCGCCGCCAAGGTCGGACGGGAAGCCCAGCGCGCTGGTGGCCCCCTTGTAGGCGAGTTTGCCGGTGGCTCCGGCGGTTCGGAGAGCCGCGTTGACCGGGTCGATAGCCTCGGCCACGCGCTGCACGGTCCCGGCGGTCTTAGCGAGTGCGGGAACTTTGGCGGCGGCTCCCGCACCGAGGGTTGTGACGCCAGCGATGTCAGCAGCCGCACCGACAGGGTCGCGGGCAAGGGTGTATTTCAGTGCGTCAAGTGACCCGTAGCGGTTGACGAAGTAGTCCTTGGCGGCTTGGAAATCCTCACGGCTTTCCGCCGTGCGAGCCTGCTGCGCGGCACGGAGGTCTGCCGCCGTGACGGGCGGAAGCGGCGGCAACCCGCGCTTCTCACGCCCAAGGTTCGCCGACGCGATCTCGCGGTTGCGCAGGGCGGCGCGGGCCTCCCACGACTCTTGCGGCGCGTCTCTTGTGCCGGGCAGGTAGGACAGGCCGCCAGCGACGATGTTGCCGAGGGCCTGCCCGGTCTCCACCGGGTTGAGTATGGCCTGCACGGCGCTCTTGCCGAACTCGAAGGCGCTCTCAGGGATGTTCTGGATGGCTTGGCCGGGCACATCGCGCCAACGCAGCGGGCGGCCCTCGACGACGAGATCCTCCAAGTCAACCGGAACCGCTCCGCCACTCGGGCTCACCTCGCCGGGCTTCTCTTCCGGCGCTTGCATCAGGTCGCTCAGGTCGACGTCAGCCATCAGTTCAGCCCTGAAATGTCGTATCCTGCGGCGCGCAGCCGCTCCTTGGCGGTGGCACGGTTGGTCGCCGGAACCCTACGATACTGCTCAAGCAGGTTCGCGGGAAGCGGCTTCGCGCCACCCTGTGCAGATGCGGCGGATGGGGCCACCGACGAGGCTACCGGAGCAGAGGAGGACCCCGGCATGAACTGGCCGCCGGCAGCGCGCTTCAGTTTCTCAACACCGGCGATGATGGCGTTTCGGTACTCCAACATGGCCGCACGGAACTCACCTTCGCTCTGTGCCTTTTGAGCGCGAACGATAGCGTCTTCAGCCTTCTTGCCTTCAATTTCCGTGATAGCGCCGCCACCCTTCAGGGACTGGTAGCCGGTGAGGAAGGCGCCCGATTTCAACTGCGCAATGCGCGAGGCGGCGTCTGCCGCAGGGGATCCGGGGGCTTCAAACACACCGAAGCCGCCCTTGAACGGGTTGGGCACACCCACGACGGCAGACAGGCCCGGGTGCTTGAGCAGGTTGTCGATGTTGGTCAGGTCGCGGTTCGCCGCGGAGATAGCGTCGGGCAGCAACTTGGTGGCGTCCGACCGCAGGACCGCGTCGCGCTTCTTGATCTCAATTCCCGCCGCCCGGTCAGCCTCCTCCTCCGGGGTAAGCGGCGCCGTCTTGAGCGGCTCGTAGGTTGGACGGCCCTGCGGACCGGGAGCCTTGAGGTAAGGCGCGGGGCGTCCAGTCGTGGGGTCCCGCATCTCCACGACGCCGGCTTCTGCGGCGGGCGCTCCGGGGGCAACGATAGCGCCGGTGTAAGGGTCTTGCATGGCGCCAGTGACGGGGTTGGCAACGAGCCGCGTGGGCTTTTGCGGCGCCAGCGCATACTTCGCCGCCAGGTTCTCCAGCGACGAGCCCTGCTCGAACGCCATCTTGGCGAGTTCGGCTTCCTCGGCAGCGGCGAGTTGCTTCTGCTGCATTTGTGCTTGGCGGGCGGCCTCGCCGCTCTGGTTCCAGTTCTCCAGCCCTTGGCGCAACGACTCCCAGTTCGAGCCGCCGCGGTTAGGGCGACCCGCCGCCAGCAAGGCGCTTGCCAGCCTGTCCGTGGCGGACGGTCCGGTCTGTTGCATCTGGGCGCTACGCGCGGCGCGGATGCTTTGGGCATACTCGTCCCACCGCTTGCGCTGCTCCTCGCGCAAAGAGTTGAGCACGGCGAGCGCCTGCGGGTTCCCGGTCAGCGCGGGGGCGGCGGCGTCTTCCGCATCGCGCACAGAGGACAGCGCGCCGAGGTCTTCGTCTTCCATCCTTAGCCTCCGAAAATCTCTTTGTAGGCTTTGGCGAGGGTGAGCGCCGTGCCCGCCCCCGTAGCGAACTTGCCGAGATCAGACTCCTCGCCCGGCGCCGGTGTGCCGGTAGGCCCGTAACCGAACTCCAACGTGCCCTGCGGCACGGCGCCCTGCACACCCTTCATCGTGGCGACCGCGTTGTCGATCTGCGACTGCGGGTAGCCCTGCTGCTTGAGGAAGTCCTGATACGCGACGTCGAGGTTGGCTTGGTCAAGCGCCTGCTGCCTGTCGCCGATAGCCGACAGGGCTCCAGCGCCGGTGAGCCCGAGGCTCTGCTGGCGAGCGGCCATGTCCGCCATCTGCGCGGCGGTGGCGCGCTGGGAGGCGATGTCCCCTTGGCCGAGGGTCCCGGCGGTCCCGGCGAGGTTGCCGAGGCGCGACAGGTCGGTCTGCGCCGCGCCGAGGGCGCCTTGGTAGCCGGACGACAGGGCCTCGGCCTGCCTAGCCGTGATGCCTTCCATCGTGTCGCGGATACCCCGACCGATCATCTCGGCCTGACGCGACCCGCCGAACTGCCCCGACTTGATGAAGCGGTCGCTGATCTCCGGCAGGATTTGCTCACGCAGGGTGCGCGCGCCGAGTTCCCCGATGCGGTTGACCACCGCGTCTTGGTAGGGGTTCATGTACTGCTGCACCTGAGACGCCGACGTCTGGCCGGCGCGGTTCAGGAAGGGCTGTGCGGTCTGCAAGCCGCCGGGCTGCGTGAGCAGGTTCTGCGTGGCGCCCTGAGCCGCGTTCAGACCGGGCTGGTAGGAGAACGCTGCATCCTTGGTCGCCCCGAACCCAGCCTGCTGGTCGGGCGTGAACCCTGCGACGCGCGGACCCTGGTAGGTCTGGTACGGGGCGTTCATCAGCGCGCTCTGGTTAGAGAGAAGCTGCATCCCGTAGTTCGTGTACCACTCAGGCAGCACGGTCTCAGTCGTGCTGGCGTTCGGCGCGATGTTCACGTTGCCGCTGTTGAGGAAGCTGGTCAGTCCAGTATCGTCGGCCATGTCAGACACGTCCCCCTTTGAGGTAGGCTTCGGGCTTCTTGGCGTTCACGCTGAACTCGCCCCGCACGAGTTTCTTGCCCTTGTGCTTGCGGATGTTGGCGCGGAAAGCGTCGAGGCGCTTTGCTCCGGCGTCCGACGAGCCGTCGCCGAGGAGGGCCACGGTCTCTGCGTCAATGACGTACTCGCCGTCGCTCAGTCGCGCGGGGATCTTGTCGTCGCGGCCAGAGCCGATGCCGCGCACAGCGAAGCCGCCCTTGGCGAACCGCTTAGGCTCGGCGGACGGCACAGGTGTCGGCGGCGCGCGGCGTGGAGTGTCGAGGATGCCCGACGGGCGCTGCGGCACGTTGTTGTAGAACGACTCCTCGGAGCGCGTGCCGTAGGTCTTCCACTGATCGGGCGTCATGGCGACGTTGCGAGCCGACAGGTTGGCGAACGGCCCGGAGGGCGCCGGCAGCTTGGCGCGGAAAGCGTCGGACAGCGAGCCCGGTGTGCCCGCAGCCGCGAAGCCGGGAGGCAGAGAGCCAGAGCCGCCGGAGCCACCACCGGATGCGACACCGCCGATACCTCCGGCCAGTGTCAGCCCGAGCCTAGCGGCGTCAAGCGGGTTGGCCTTGACCCATTCCAACAGGCTGTTCTGGTCACGGTAGTCGGGGCCTGACGTATCAAGCCCCTCGACGTTTTTCGGGATAGTGGCGTCGTTCAGCACGACGTTGGAGCCGATGGTGCCGACGACACCGCCGGTCGTGGCGTCGGTGTTGCTGGCCGTGACGTCCACGCCCTCGACAGTGTTGCCGACGGTGTCGGCCCCCGAGCTGCCGGTAAGCGCATTGGCGCCTGCCGTCCCGGTAAGCGCCCCGAGGCCACCGCCCGTGATGGCGCTCGTCACCGTCGGGGTGACGATCAGTTCACCTGCTGCGTTCAGGCCACCTTGAATGACGTTGCCCGCTGTGCCCGCCGCACCGCGCACAGCGTTGACCCCGGCGTTCAGCGGGTTCATGACAGTGCTGTAGCCGGTGTTGATCGCGTTGCCGACAGGGCCGGGGATCTTCGTGATCGCCTTGCCGATAACCGGGGTCACACCGGACAGCGCCCCCGCCGTCAAGCCCGTCACCGCAGCCCGCTTCAGCGCGTCGTCGAAGTCGCGACGGTTCGTCGCGGAGCCGAGCAGAGAGCCGCCCGCTGCACCGAGGCCAGTCGCCGCCGCCGTGCCGAGTGCGCCCGTGAGACCCAGCGACAGGCCGCCGGTCATGGGCGCCAGAATAGCCCCGAGGACAGGCAACGCGAAGTCCGCCAGCTTTCCCCAGAAGCCCTGCTTCTTGGGGTCATAACGCTCCTCGGCCATGGACACCCAGCCGCCCTCTTCGGTCGGCTTCTGGATGGCCCACGCAGCCCCCCGCCCCTTGTCCTTGGAGATCGCGTTCGCCGTGGCCGTGGCGACCTGCGCCGCCGCCGGGCCGACACCCTCGTACACAACGTCGCCGGTCAACTTGTCGACGAGGCGGACCTTCTGCCCCTCGGCCACCATGACCGCGCCGGCCATGTCGCCGTCATTGGTGTAAGCTGCGTAGTAGGGTGTGCCGTAGCCCTTCTTCAGGTCGGCAGGCATGAGTTGCGCGTTGCTCAGGAGAGCGCTGCTTTGCGCGGCCTCGGGCGCCTTAACGGCGAAATCTTCTGCCATCGTCAGTTCACCTCAAGCATGGGATAAGCGCGCTCGGCCCAGTCGCGCCAGTCCGCAAACTGATAGGGGTCCGGGACGACCTGCTGTGTGAACTGTGATGCTCGCACGAAGCCGATGGCCCAGTCTTGCCAACGCGACTCGTCCTCCAGCTTGCCGAAGGACCACGCATCACTCGTCGAGAGGATAACACTATCCGCCCAGTCTGTCAGCGTCATGTTTCGCGGGTTGATCATCCGATCATCGTCCCGTCTCCGGGCTCGACGTGCGCGAGGACCAAACCCATCTGGTAGTCGCCGCCGATCACATTCGACGCGAAGCGGAACCGCAGTTGTCGGCGCTGCGTCTTGAGGTTGACGACCTGATCCGTCTGGCCTGTCGCCGCCGCCGGGAACGGCATGAACGGCCCCTCGATTTCCGGCGAGCGGGCGTTGAAGCGCCCGTGGATCGAGACCACCATCTCGCCGGACTGCACGAAGTCGGGCTCGATGTGGGCGACGTGCAGTTGCTTGTTGATCTTGCCCTCGCTGGAGATGGGCAGGGAGATTTCCGCCGTCTCGAAGAACGAGTAGATCGGCTGGACTGACGTGCCGTCCACCTCGTCGACGCCGGTCTCGTGGACCCACAACTTGTAGCCGCTGTTGAGAAGCTGCACGCCGGTCATCAGCGGCTTGCGGAACACCGAGGGCGTCGCGCCGGCGGACCTGCCGCCGTTCGGCAACTCGCAGTCGTACCACGAGTTTTCGCGCACGTTGTAGATGATGGCGTGGCTGCACTCCGTGGCCTCGCCGCGCGGGTAGCACCACCAGATTTCCCCGTAGCGGGGCACCTTCACGGCGAACACCTTTTGGGCTTGGGTCTCGTTCAGGCCGTCGAAGAACCAGTTGAGGTTCATGGCGTTCGGCACTTCGCGCACCACGCCGTTGAACATGAGGAACCTGTCAACCCCCGGCCAGAAGAACACCCCGTCGTACTCGATGACGCCGTTGGGCGACAGGATCGAGGACTCGGTGCTGATGGTGTCGAACTGGAAGACCTCGGCGCCACCCACGAAGGAGCCCCGCACGAGGGCGTCCAGCGACCAGAACAGGCCCGACGGCGAGTTGCCGGGGCCGCCACGAAGCGGCATGGCCTTCACGATCTTCTGCGCCGTGACGTTTGCGCTGCCGGACCCGGAGCCGGTGAAGTCGGTCGGGTCGCCCGCCACAGACCAAGCCACGTAGCCGTTGGTCCCGTAGATGAAGGTGTAGGGGTGCAGCGCCACGACGCCGCCGGTGCAGTTGCCACCGGCTGGCAAGGTGATTGACGTCAGGGCGGTGGTGCCGAGGATCGGGCCGGAGAACAACTGGCCGCCGGTGCTGTTGGCGATGTTCACCCCGTTCGGCGCCACTTGCGCCACGATCAGGTTCTGGCTGCTATCGCTGTCGATGTCGAACTGCCAGACGTTGGCGGGGTTGGTCGTGAAGCCCGACGTCGGGGTGCGGTCGGTGATGACCGAGGTGTTGTTCGACGAGTCGATGAAGAACCGCTCGATCTTGTTGGCCGAGCCCGAGTGGACGTAGGTCAGGTCGTTCTGGGTGTAGGCGTTCAGCGCCCGACTGACCTCGGACAGGTACTTGTTGATGGAGCGGTAGCCGCCGATCTTCCGCGGCAGGCCGCGCTGGAACCGCACCCACTGCCCGTCGACGTAAGCGTCGCCCTCCAGCATGGTGCCGTCGCGCTTGATGCCGGGCTGCGACTGGATGCGGATGATGCTCTCAGCCACGGATCAGCCCCCTGCTTCGAGCCAGGACAGCGTCTCTTCGTCCCACACGTATGCGCGGTAGGCTTCCGGCAACGGGACGGGCGCCTCCCAGTCCTTGGTGACAGGGTCCCACACCCAACTCGGGTAGGGCTTCGGGACGGAAGTTTCAGTGCGCTTAGTCATTTCAGCTTACGGTGAAACTCGGTTAGACAGGAGCAGGCAGACCCCAGTAGGCCGCCATCTTGACGCGCGCCCACCAGCGCACGTTCGGGAACAGGTACGTGTCGTCGGCGCCAGACCAGAGCGGATGCAGCCCGTCGCCATCGTATGTTAATGCTGGGGAAAGCGGCTTCGGCCACCCACCGGACGGCCCGGGGTGCGCGCCGCCGGGACCCAAGTAGTTGTCAAGGGTGGTGTCGCCCTGCGCGGCGGCGTAGGTCATCTCGTCGGCGTAGTAGTTCGCCAAGTTGGGGCGCCCGGTAGCTACGTCGGAACTGACGCTGCTCATCGTCTGCCAAGTGATGTCAACCGACGGGTTCGCCGCCTTCCACGTAGCCCGCATACTGGCCATGTTCAGCAGGTGGTCGATCTGGCTGACTTGCGGGACGCCGCCGACGAGGGCGCTATCGTTGATAGCGAACCCTTCGGTCAGAATATGCGTGGGCCGCATGTCCGCCGCCAGATTTGCGTTCGCAGCGCCCCAAGCCGATGTTTGGGAGCCCCGGCCCATGTTGTAGACGATCACCGGCCCGATGGCTTCGGGCACGCCGTAGAGCGCCTGTTGCAGCCGCTCAACCCATTGCGCTGAAAGCCGACCCGTAGTCAGCGACGTGCCGTAGGTGACGAGGGTGAAGGGTTTGCGGACTTGCCAAGACATCAGAAGAAATTGTCCCTCGGGTCAAGCCAGCCGACCACGCCGCCCGCGATGGTGTCGCCGGTGTCGTTGGACGCGGTGAAAATCTGCGCGTTGGTGTTCGTGTAGACCTGAATCATAGTCGTCTGGTACCGCAGGTCAAGGTTCGACCCGCCCCACTGTATGCGGAGTTGCGCCCACCTAGCGTTGTTGTTTGTGGCCAGAGTGCCGTTCGGCACACCGACATCGGGGTCGTAGCAGCCGCTAAAAACGGGGTCGGTTGTGCTGCCCCCGCTCGTTGTGCTCTGGTAGTAGACATCGAGGAGCAACTTCAGGCCGAGAGGCACCTGCATGTTGCGCAGGGTACCGGCGGCGACGCCGTTTGAGGTGTTCGCGAACTCGGCGTTGCGGACCTTCAACTGGACGTAGCTGCCAGACTGCACGAAGCCCCTGATGTTGGCGGACGAGTCGAGAACCACTGACATGACACGCCGGAAGTGGGTGTAGCCCGAAGGGAGTGTCGGTGCGGTCGCCGACTTCGACAGCAGGACGTCCGTCACCCCGCTGGTCCCGTTGAGAATGGCGTGTACGTGCCAGGTCTCGTTGGCTGCGGGGGCTGTGGCGACGTCGCGCCCGCCTTGGTTCGTGCCAGCCGCCCATACAGCAAACAGGTTCTTGATGATGCCCGCGGTGCGCGGGATGTTCCGGCTGTTGGTGCTGTCCCGGCAGTTGCCGACGGAAATGTTCAACGTCGTGTTCGGGTTCGTCACATCGTTGGACACGATGTAGCCGGAGATGGCGCCGTTGGTGGCCTGCGCGTATCCGCTAAGGACCGAGTTGGTGGGTGTCTGGAGTTGGAACCGGGTGCCGTCGAAAATCGCCAAGTAGGAGGCGGCGGGCATGAGGTCTTGCAGGTTCATCGCCGACCCGTCGACGTTGACCAGCGACACCGCAGCGTTCGACCCGACCTTGAGGGTTATGGCCCCCGACGGGCTGGACGTGGGCACCTTGAAGATTATCTGCTGGCCGGCTGACTGAGAGTACGCCACGCCGACCGGGATCGTGAGGTCAAGTTGGGTTGGCGTCACGCCGTTCCAGACGCCCGTGCCCAGCGAGAACGGCGGCGGGACCGGGATGCCGATAGCCGCTTGGGCTGCTTGCGAAGTCGCCGCGGTGAACACCGCGATGCCGACAGACGACCCGCCAAGGTTTATCCGCGCGCCCGCAGCCGTGCTCGCGCCGGTGCCGCCATCGCTCAGGTTAATCGGCAGTGAGATCGACGCCGTGTCGGCCTTCACCATGTTCGAGCCGTCCGAGTAGTATATCCCCCGCGAGCCCCGGGGCACCACCAGTGGCGCGGACTGCGTCAGCGTTGCGACGCTGAGTGTGAAAGAGCCGCCCGTGGTGTCGTTCCACACCCAGTACTGTTGCACCGTGTTCGGGACCCGCACGACAATGTCCGAGGAGAGCGTGCCGACGAAGCGATACGCGACCCGGTTGAGTTCCGTTCCTGACAGGGTGTAGGTAGACCCCGACACGGACACGGACGTGTAGTCAAACGCGAACACCGGGTCCTGCCCGAGCCCCACGGTGTACCAGTTGGCGCCGTCCGTGATGAAGACCGCACTGTCGCCGGGCTGCATGGACAAGGACGCCGCGCCGTTAACCAGGTCGCTGCCGGCGCCGTCGACCAGAAGCGCGCCGGTCCCACTGTTACGGACGCTCAGGAAATAGTCGTTCCCGACTGCGGATGCCACGGGCAAGTTAAGTGTCCCCGAACTGCCGGTCCACACGAGCGCCTTGCTGCGGTCGGCGGCGCCCGGCGAGTAGGAACTGTTGAACAGCGTGACCTGCTGCGCCTGAGCCAGCGTGTTCCCGACAGCGACCAGCCCGTAGCCCGCCAGCGAGGCGGCCTGCGCCGAAGCGGTGGCTGCACCGTAGCGGAAGACCCTCCAGTCGCCTGCGGCGGTGGTGTTGCTGGACAGGTAGACCTGCCACTGCTCGCCCGCGCCAAGGGAGCACAGCACGCCGCCCCCGCTCTTGAGCACCGTGACGACTGACGGCCCGAGGTTGTTGAACAGCACCGTCTGCCCCGGAGCCGTGAGCGTGGCGTCGGGCATGGTGATGGCGAACGCGCCGGTCGGCGTGACGTCGATGATCGAGGCGGCTACCGGCGCGAGGGTGCTGGACTCCAGCGGCCACTCCAGCGTGGTGTCCGCGGTCAGCGACAGGGCCAGATACGAGACGTCGGAGGGGTAGAGGGTCGTGCCCCCGAAGACTTGCGTGTAGGACACCTACGCCTCCTTGCGGGTGGAGTTGCGGTCAAGGACCTTGGCTAGGTCTTCGCCGTTGAGCATGGCGGCGGCACGGTCGTACATGCTCTGCCAGACCTGTATGCGCTCGTCGTTCTTGAGGAAGGGGGTCGCCTCCAGCAGCGTGCCGTAGAGCAGCAGTTGAGGCGCATACTCGGTGAGCCAGTTGCTCTGCACCACGTCGTCGAGCAGGGGCGGCAACTCGTAATAAAGGATCTCAAACGGGTACGTGGCGTCGGGCGTCGGGGCGATCAGCCAATGGCTGCTGTCGTAGTCGCTGTAGAAATCCGGCTCGGCGGTCAGGCTCTCGTCGGGCCAGTACTGGCGCGAGTACTCGTAGGACCGGGCGAACACCTGCTTGCGGGTCGAGCCTACTCCGATGTTGACCGACACCGTGTCCCGCCAGCGATCCGGCTTGGCATACACCGACTGGCCCGCCGTGAACTGGCCGGTGACGACGCTGATGAAGCCCTGCACCTTGAGTTCACGGGCGATGCGCCGCTCGGCCAGATTGATCAGGCGCGGAAGCTGCTCGATGATGACAGGGTCGTTCCCGAGCGTGGAGCCACGCTCAAGATACCGCTGCACATCTTCCTTGAGGGTCGTGAAGGTGGTCGTCGTCGCCATGGAGCACCGTGTCGGGGGCTGATGGACGCCGCAGCCCTTTTTTGGGCCTCGACCGTCAGTTCGGCGAGTGTATCACGGCAGTCCGGAGAAGGAAAGCGCGGGGGAAGGTCATACGGTTATGGGCCACCTAGGTGACGCATGGTCGAACACCTGAGTGTGTGGGTAAGCTGGATAGCGCAAAAAGCAAGGGCCGAGGTTTCCCCCGGCCCCTGAGTTGTAACGCCCCGACCTTCTGCGTGTCGGTGGCGGTAGGCCCAGAAACCGTGCGGGTTTCAGGGAGGGTAGGCCATGAAGCAATAGGAGCATAGCCTATCAGCGCGGGGCGTCAAGCCTCGTTGGTCGAAACCCGCTTTGGGTCATTGAAGCCCATGACGCGCACCGGCACGATAGGGGCGCTGTTGTCCGGCCAGCGCATGGCGATGCAGCGGTCCTTGGCGATCCACGCATAGTTGACGCTGTTGGACTGGTTGCCGCCCAGCACACGGTAAGCGGTGGTCGTCTCGCCGGCATAGAAGCCGACATGCCCGCCGCCGGGTCGCTCAAACACGAGGACGCAGCCGAGCGTCGGGGTGACGAGCGGCTCTCCCCACGTCGCCCACGCCTTGGCGCGCACGGCGATGGGCGGGGGCTTGAAGCCTGCGGCTTGGACGCAGTAGCCGGTGAACACGCCGCACCACGGGGTGTCGTCGTTCGTGTAGGTGATGCCGAGCCGCGAGCCGAGGGCCTTGGCCCACGTCAAGATCGTCGGGTTGGACTTGGCGCCCGGGATTTCCCTCACGCCGATCTGCTTCTCAGCTACGCGATACCAGAGCGGTCCAGTCACCAGAACCTCCACCAAGGCTTGCCAGCGGGCTTGTCGATCAGGGAGACGAGGCCCACCCGCTTGGCCTCGCAGTCCTGTAGCGCGACCTCCTGCTGCACGGAGAATGCGGCGAGGTCCGCGATGGTCTTGACGTTATCCTCCGGCCCCTTGCACGGCTCCTTGAACGCCTGCGGGATCGGCTGGCTTGGCGCTGTCGTCGCGCAACCGGCTAATGCCGTCGCGCCAAGCAGACAACACGCCGTCAGGCACAGGGCTGTCCGCGTTCGGCGCTTTGTAGATCTGCTGGGTGGCTGCATTGCCCTTCTCCCGAATGATGACGGTTTTCTCGGTGTAGACGTTGGCGGCTTCAAGCGCCTGTTTGGTGGCGGCGATCTCAGCAGCGGCGACCTGGTTGCGCTTGCGCTGGAGGTCGAACATCACCTTGTAGAAGCCCGCCACGATGAGGCAGAAGACCACGAAGGTGATGCCGAAGGCGATGAGGTAGCGGTTGAGTCGCATCATGTGATGATCTCCTTGACCTCTTCCGCCGTCTTGATGGCTTCGGACTTGAGGCGGGTCAGGTCGACGAGCGTGGCGCCCGCCATGTAGACGAAGGCGAGCATGATGTTCGCAAAGATGAGGCCCAAGCCGATCCACTTCATGGCGCTCGGGTCGTCCAGCCGAAAGACGATGGTGGCGACAGCAAGGCTGTTGACCCCCGTGAACAGGAAGGTGAACAGCCGGCGCCAGAACCACTGGACCTCTTTGATCACACCGCTTCTCCCCTGAAGTAGGCCACGCCGTCCAGCACCTCGCACAACTCGGGCGGAAGCAGCTTGCCGTCCTTGAACGTCAGCACGGCGAAGCCGGAGGTCCACGGCGTGGCGTTGTTCTCCAGATACTCGAACTGCGGGCCGAGCGGGTCGGCCAGTGTGCCGGTGTCGACGCCCCAGCGCCGACCATTGTAGTCGGCCCAAGGCGTCACGGCGAGGCGGTGCAGGTGGCCCGTCACCATCGACAGGCCGCCCTTGAGGGTGTTGTTGTATGCCGCGTGGATGCCGTTGGCCTGACGATGCTTGATCATGACCGTGTTGTTGACGCGCATGGACCACGCCATGTCCCACTCGGGGAAGATGTCGGACAGCCGCTCCAGAACGCCGTCATACTGTGGCGCGTTGATGGCCAGAGCGCGGTCGAAGCGCATGTCGTGGTTGCCGATGGTCCACTTGCGTTCGGCTTGGCGCGGGGCGGCGTCGGAGATTTCGTGCATCCGCTCAACGCAAGCGTCGCGTTCTTCCTTGACCGAAGGGGGCTGGCCCCAGCCATGTGGGTCGTGCCGACTGATCCGCGCGCCGTCGAAGATGTCGCCGTTCGCCACGAGCAAGGCGGGCTTGAGCCGCTTGATGAGCCTGAGCAGCGCCTCGTTGGCGACCGTGCGACCGCCGGGCCAGAAGTGGGCATCCGAGAAGACGATGGCATGGCCGTTCTGCACAGTGACGGTCAGTTCACGGGGGTAGGACCAAGCCTGCGTGTAAGTCGATTGCATTGCCCCCGAAATGTTGGCCGGGTGCGTCTCAAGCACGATTCCGCGGTCCACCATCCGCTGGCGTCGGCGATAAACCGCGCGGACGTCAATGTTGAGTGTGCGGGCGGTGGCGGCGGGCGAGCAAAGGCTCTCCCGCCATGCGGCGATGAACTGTTCGTCTGAGATCGGCACGCAACGCTCCTTGCGGCTGTTACAGGGGTGCCTTCGTATCCAACTTGTCGTAGATTTTGTCCAGCAGTTCGTGGATCCGCCCGATGTCCTGACGGAAGTCGTCCTTGGACACATACTCCTTGGGCAGGTCGGCGCGCAGGGTGGCGAGGTCCACTCGCAACTCCTTCACGGCGCCCCACAACTCACGCATGAACCAACCCCCTAGCGCCATGACCAGAGCCGCAAGGGTTTGCAGGATGGCGTCCCATTCCATAGCGGTTAACTCCAGTCATGCCGGGGCGGGTAGACCCAGCGCTTCTGATAGCGCTGCTCAAGGCCGGGAGGTGGGTCGTACTGGCCCGGGCGCTTCCCCTCATCGCGCTCAATCGCTTTCTCGCAGTGGTTCGGGTCGAGCCAGTCGAGGATTCGGCACAGAACGCAGGCGAACTTGCGGCCACGACGCCGGTCCTTGGCAATGCGGCTGCTGATCGTTTCATCCTCGTCGCCGCCAAAGATGACGTTCAGCAGTTGGTCGACGGAGACGAACAGCCGGCGGAAATACGACAGGATCGGCTTGCCGGGGATCGTCGCGCTTTCTGTGGGAAGTTCTTTGATCACGGGCTTTCTCCAGCAAGGATCTGCGCGGCGCGTCCGGGTCCGATCAGTCCGCCGAGTTCCAGCAGCATGATGCCCGCCTGCGTGTCGGGGTCGGACAGTCGCGGCTTGTCCGCGGCGTTGAGCAGGTTCTGGTAGTCAAGGAGGTAGGTGTTGGTCTTCGCCTCCTCCAAGATGTTCCTGCGCTCGGCGGGGGTGAACAGCCGCAGGAAGTCGACCTTGTGCAACTCGTCAACAGGCGGCGGCGGGGGAGGCGGGGGCGTGTAGGGGAAGAAGCCCTGCCCCTCGTAGCCGAGTTCCACAGCCGCGTCGGGCACGGCGGCGGACAGGTCGGCAAGGCTCACGTCCGCAAGGCCCACCAGTTCGGCGGGGAGCGGGGCGGGGTCGCCCATGTTGGTGTCGGGGAGGGTCTTGCGTTGG